TTGTTATTCCAGTTCCAGTTGTGCAAATCTGGAGCCAGGTGTGGCGCGCGTGGATTGATACTTTACGAGTTGATGTAGCAATCGGAAGTGCAGCTGAGAAATGGTTTGACGCCAACGGTCCTTATCCGATTAATAAGGTACCCTTCTCACAAGTGGGTAATAGTCATCCGATATCAGCGATTTATCGTCAATTGGCTGTCTTTTCGTTTTTACGTAAAGCGCCTTTTGATGCCGCTCGGATAACAATCCTGGATTTATTTGGTTCTGATCGGAATCAACGTATACGTGCCCCCTTTCCGCTAGATCTTGAGTTCGTTAATTATGAACCATTTAGTGTGCAAGGAGATTCTGCCAGATTTACTTCTCGAACTAATGTGCTGCCGGTGTTTGATTTTTTGTTAGTACAAGATGTGTACGAGTATGGATGGTCTCCTCATGGGTTGACACCTATCATTTTGCGGGATTTGGTATCGTTGTCAACAAGTGGAATTGGGTATGCCATTGTTCGTAATTTTCGAGGAGAAGCTGGCTATGATTCTGCGTGTTATGATGAAGGTTTGTGGTATAAAGATTGTGAGCAGATCTGTTTCAGCCCTGATCCGACTGGAGTACCCTATGCCCCCCATGTCCCACTTGATTGGATGTTTACGGAGAGAAGCATTGATGGATTAGCCATTGCGGATTTGGCTCATTTTGGTCCTTATAAACTGTTGATGTTCGCGGCTGATAATGGTCTGATTCCTCTTAAGAAAAATTCTGATCAGGCGGGAGCGGTTTCTTTTAAGAGACTTACTCTAAATACTTTGCGTCCGTGTTTGCAGAGTGTACCGCATGCCATTGTTGAGTGGTTGCCATCCACTCTGAGAGATGTCCATCGAGAGGTTTTAGCGTATTGGCCGCTGGTTGCGACAAAAGGAGCTTTGTTTCGGGCGAAACCTATTAGTGGACCTTTATTAGATTCGGCGACAAGTGTGGTTGTGACTGAGTTCAACACGAACACAGTTTTGAAGCGATTTGAAGAGCGTTTTCCAGATTTCGCTCGTCGACTCACACAAGAGACAGTTGAATCTGTTGTGCTGTGGGAGAGACGTTCTACAGTGCAAGCGCGAATAGAGGTGTTGAAGAATAATTTTGTCATGGACACAACGCTTATTGATTTACGTTCTCGTAAAGCTGCTCCTGATAATACTTGGGAGTTGCAAGCTTTAGTTGGACTTGCTTGTCTGGCGGCGTTATATTTGCGTTATAAAGGGGTCTTTTATCCAGAGAGACTCTTACGTTTGGCCCCAAAGGGTTATGTGACAGGATCAGCTCTAATGACTTGTCCAGTCCCGCAACCATCTCTACCCCTTTTGGAGAGATTGGTGCGTGATTTTACTGGTTTTCCTGATTGGTCTCGGGTTCGTCATAGTATTGGATTTCATTGTACAAGTATTAATGTGTTGGGTTGGTATCCACTTGTTGGTGCCCCGATATTGGAAGAAGCTGTGCGGCAGTATTGGCCTAGATTTGCATTCTGGGCTTTGAATGTGGTCGAGCCAATTGAGAAGTTAATAACTGAAGGTCCTGAGGCTGCGGTTCTAATTTTCCTTTTTCATGGGACAATGAAGATGCTTCGGGATCTCGGTGTTGGACAGGGCGCCCGTACTGCTCTCCACTCTTTATTTAATTTTAATGGTATTTGGGGTCATATTGCGTCTTTTACGCCCGTGGCTGCATGTTTGCCACCTTGGGCTATAGTGGGCACGTTGGCGATTGGGGTTTATAATGAATGGCGTCGTTTGGGGGAGATTCCTACCCAGCGGGCCCATGTTTTGGAGCTGCAAAGCGGAGATATGGTGGCGTCAACTAATGCCAAGGTTGTCCCATATACTTTGCGTCCTGAGGTTGAGGATACCCTCGATATCCGGATTAATGATGTTAAGATGAGCTTGGAGGAAGCTGCGTTGGCTTGTGAAGAATATACTGAGGTGAGTTATCGTGAAACCAAAGGTATATATCCAATTGTGGCTCCATTGCACATGTTATATAGGCCATCGTCAAGTCCTATTAATCTCATAACGGCGCTTGCTTTACGTACATTCAATAATCCTTATCCCAACGTTCCCTTCTTGCCATTTCAGCAACTAGTAACGACTACATGGCAGGATTTGGATGATCGTTGTAGTAAATTGTTTTTCGATGCCTGTACTTTTGTTCCATCGTTTGAGCAAGCGTGCTTTAAGATGTCTGGTCCCGCAGCAGGGAGACTTCTACAAGCACGTACTGTTATTGAAGAGTTCGGAGAGCCGCTCGTGCGTAAATCAGCGAGTGTTAAACATGATGAGGTCTTGGCATTGAAGGAAGACGTCTTTATTAAACCACGGACCATAATACAATTTAACCCTGAATATTTAGCTGCCCAGACCCAAGTGGCGCATGCTTATTCAGAGTTTTTACACGGAGTTTATAATGAGTTTCATATGTATGAACTTGATGGGATCATGGTGTCTTTTGTGTATTGTTCTGGGTACACAGGCGCTCAGTTGAGTGCCTTGGGTGATCTCATGGCTAATGACCGTAGTCGAGTCATTGTGTGTGTCATGGGGGATGATACACTGATAAGTTGGGGCCCTTTGGCCCATATTTATGGAGAATATACAGAGATGGATTTCACACAATATGATCAGACGGAAGGAGATGGTTGCAATCATGTAGATCGCCAGAAATTTCGTCGGGTGGGTCTCTGTGCCGATTTTATTGATCGGAAGGATAATGGTTTTGGAGCTAGGTTGCGTGTTTTGAAGAAGTGGAAGTTCTTTGACCTTTTGGTCAAAGCCGATATAGGCCCACAAATGGCAACTGGCGACGCTCTGACTACTGTGCTCAATAGTGATCATGGAATTGATGCCAGTAAATATTATATATTGGAGCGGTGTAGGAAGGAGTCTTTGGAAGCTCTAGCCTTGGAGCTGGGTCTGAAGGCTAAGGTTAAAACTAGTGACACCCTTTTCGGTTTGACCTTTTTGAAAGGATGGTGGGTCCCTCTTTTGGAGGGTCCACTTGTGTGGTACCCTCTTCCCGGGGCTTTGTTGAAATTGGGAAAAGTCATGCGTCATCCTGGGGTGATCATGAAAGATAAGGACCCAATTAGCGCTTATCGTAAATGCGCTTTTTCTCTCGGACGTAGTCCAGGGGTCGTATCACCGGATTACCCCTTGCTCGGTGATTTTGTGGCGATGCTGTTACGAAATGGTGTCGCTAATTCTGTTCGTTTAGAACATAGGTATAAGAGAACGGTTCTCACGGCGTTAACTGGAGTGTTAGATCAAGATTTTATAAACGGCCTAATCTATGATCGCTATGACATAACAGTTGATGAGATCCAAGCTTTTTCCGAGCTGTGTGCTGGAATAGACACCTTCCCAATCTTGCTTAATCTACCCCTTTTGGAAAAATTGGGGCGGGATTATGCTTGATGGTGTCTGGGTGGAGCAAGGGGCCACCCAATAAAAACTAAAGTCAGACTCAAGAGATTGGGTATGGCTAGACAACATGCGCGTAAGAATGTGCGCAAAAATCGCAAACCCAATCCCCAGAAGCCGACTAAGGGAAAAGGTCGTTCTCGAAAAACAGCGGACCAGGTTCGCTATGAGAAGCAGGCGGCTAGTGAAATTTCCCGTGCGTTCGCAGCGGAAGCGCGCGCTCACAGGAAACTCATGGGTCGTGATAAGAAACGGAGTCCAGCTAAGGTTAAGACTGAGAACGCCGAGAATGCCCCATGGTGGGAAGAGATGTTAGTTGAAGGGGGAAAATCCTTGTTGAAAATTGCCCCCGCAGTCATCTCAGGATTTGGTGATTATACCATCAAATCTAATAGTGTCATGGCTCATGCTACTGAGGGGGAAATCGGTGGTGATGTACCAGTCATGATGAATGGCAAAGGCGACTGTCAGGTTGTTCGCCATCGAGAATACATCATGGATATCATTGGATCCACGACGTCGTTCTTACCACAAGAGATTGCGCTGAATCCGGGTCTCTTTGAAACTTTCCCGTGGTTGGCTCAGATTGCCAACGCTTACCAGCGATATCGTTGGAGAGGTTTGGTCTTTGAAGTCGTGACCGAATCTGCTGACTACTCAGCCACGACCGCACTGGGGTATGTGGCGTTGAGCACTCAGTACAATCCCCTCTTGCCCAATTTTGCGGATAAGAGGACGATGCTCAATACGGAGTATGCGAATTCTCGCAAACCATCTGAGCAATTCATTCATCCGATTGAATGCGACCCTGCCAAATTGACTGCGACGGAGTTATTTGTGCGACAGGGCCAACCTCCGGCGAACGCGGATTTGCGTTTGTATGATTACGGGGTGACCACGTTAGCTGTTGGAGGAAATCCAAACAGTACCGGGATTTTGGGGGAATTGTGGGCCTCCTATGAGATTGAGTTTTACCAACCAATTCTTAATAGTGATCTCGGGGCACCTTTGGGTGATTTATTCACTACGGGCGCTGGTGTCGCTGCCACGTCACCTTTGGGATCGGTTCTTGGATCCATCCCTAACTTTCCTCTTCCACAAGTTAACTCCACGCTTGGGACGAAGATTGTGAGTGGTACGCAATTTATGCTGCCATCGCCTGGGAACTATTTCGTCGCCTTGTGTTGGGCGGGAGGTAGTGCTGCCTGTGTACCCCCGACATTTACCTATGTTGGTTGTTCCAGTAATAATTTGTCAACAAATGCTACTGGGACTGGAGCGTGCATGGTGGTTGTGATGTGGATCACCGCTACATTAGCGAATGCCACCGTCACCCTTTCTACTGGGGCATCTTACCCCACTAGTCCAATTCTCTCAATGAACGTTGCTGTCATGCCAGATGTTGAATATTATGTTCAACCGTTGGCCGCTATTGAAGAACATTATGATCTCAATATGTTGGAGGGAATGGTTCGCAACCCGAAGGTTGCAAGACTTCTTAGGAAGTTAATGGAGTTGGAGGAAGAGACATCTGATTCAGAGGATGATTATCCCACTCCTGAGGAGATCGCGTCTCCCAAATTGACTGCTGTTCGCGGTCAGGGCAAGGTTCTTGCTCGTCGTGCTAAGGGTTTACGAACCGGCACTACTCCTGATTCAGAGGAGTTTTCCGAGACTAACCTCCGTGCAATGTTCATGGGGGGAGAAAAGTCTCGTCAGCGTTAAATGCTGTTCTGGGTCGGCCTGTACCCTCCATTGGAAAAATCAGGTCGCTTTGGCTTTGTCGCGTTAGAAAGCCACTGGTTCCGTGCGGTACCGTTAACAAAATCGGATCTAGCGGGTGGGGCAGCAATGTCTAGCGCCTGGGATTGATTTTGTAGAAGAAATCCGACCGCTTTGATTTTATCGCGATAGAAAATCTCTGGGGTCTCTGTTACAGGAGATCTTTAACCTCTTCGGGGGGGGTGTTTGTGTG